CCTGAGTTGATATGAGAGTGCGGATACCCGTAGCACCGAAACTCAACTTAGGACTATTGAAATGGCTAATACAATTGATACAGCCTTTATCAAGCAGTTTGAGACAGAGGTTCACATGGCATATCAGCGTATGGGTTCCAAGCTACGGAACACAGTACGTTCAACCAATGTGACAGGCTCAACAGCTAGATTCCAAAAAATAGGCACTGGCACTGCCTCAACCAAATCACGCAATGGTAATGTTACTCCTATGGAGTTAGCGCATACCACTGTTGAAGTCACGATGGCTGATTTCTACGCAGCGGAATATATTGATAAACTTGACGAATTGAAAACAAACATCAATGAGCGTCAAGCTGTAACTCAATCTGCTGCTGCTGCATTAGGTCGTAAAACTGATGAACTAATTACAACGGCATTAGATGCTGGCGCAAATAGCACACAGATTCACGATGCTAGTTCTGCATTAGAAAAAGCTGATTTACTTTCATTGTTTCAAACATTTGGCAATGCAAGTATTCCAGAGGACGGACAGCGTTATCTTGCTATGTCTCCTTCTGGTTTTGCTGACTTGTTCTTGATTACTGAGTTTGCTTCTTCTGACTTTGTTGGCCCGCAAAACTTACCTTTTGCTGGTGGTATGACAATGAAAGAGTTCTTAGGATTTAAGATATTCTCAACGTCTGCTGTAGCTGGTGGTAAGAACTTTGCTTATCATACAACTGCTGTTGGCATGGGTGTAAACTCTGATGTTTCCACTGAAGTAAACTATGTAGCCGAGAAAGTTTCTCACCTTGCAACCTCAATGATGTCCATGGGCGCTGTCGTTATCGATGATAACGGTGTCTATGAAGTCCTTGACAATAACTAGGAGGCTTTAATATGGCTTATGCATCAAGTGGACTCTCCAGATTAAGCGGAGATTCTAACGGTAGTCTTTGGCAATACTCAACGGTTGATACTATTGCGACTGTAAATAGTGCAAACTATTTTAATTCAGCTGCAAATATGTTGAAAGTCCGTGACGTTATTATTGTTAAAGATACTAACGCTCCAACAACTAGCTTTGTTACTGTTCTTTCAAATAATGGTTCGGCTGTTGATGTATCTGATGGTACTGCAATAGTAGAAACAGATAGTGACTAAATACTTGGGGGCTTCGGCCCCCACTTTACTTAGGATAAATCATGGCACTTAGTTCACCAGCGAATAGCGCGATTGATATATGTAGCCGCGCTTTAATCTTGATCGGCGCAGAGCCAATTACGTCTTTTGACGATGATACAACTGAAGCTTTGATTTGTGGTAATATGTATGAAGATATTGCTAGAGCTAATTTAGTATCTACACGATGGCGTTTTGCAAGTAATCAAGCTGTACTTGCTAGGCTTAGTGATGCGCCTACTGGTAGGTTTGATGCTGCTTATCAACTGCCTTCTGATCTTCTTTTTACTCACGCAGTTACTCTTAATGGTCATTCAATTGAGTACACTATATACGGCAGTAAGATATTTTGTGATGCCTCTTCTCAAGATGAATTAATATTGGATTACACTTTTAGGGCCGAAGAAGTTAATTGGCCTTCTTATTTTTCTATTACTGTAGAGTATGCAATGGCTATTGTTTTATCTACAGCATTGGCTAGAGATCAAAGCTTGGCTCAGTTAATGCAATTTCAATACAATCAACTTACTGCAAAAGCTCGCTCTATTGATTCTCAGCAGCAAACTACACGTAAGCTAACAACATCTAGGTTTCTTACTCAAAGGCGCACTTAATGCAAAAAGCTAGAGTAGCACTTACAAACTTTCAATATGGTGAAATTAGTCCGTCTTTAATATCAAGAACGGATTCTGCTATATATCAATCTTCGGCTCAGAGTTTAAAAAATTTATTTATCAGGTCTGAGGGTGGTGCTATGAAGCGTGGTGGTTTTCAAGCTATCCATGACTTTACTGGTGTTACGGTAAACACAGATAAAAGGCAGCAAGTAAGAATTATTCCTTTTATCTTTTCTGATGACGAGCAGTATGTAATTGCCTTGTCTGAAGGTAAGATGGAGGTATTCTTTATTAACCCTACTACTGGTGTATTGGCATTAGCAACGACTGTAACTACTGATGTAAATAGCGCTACTGTTCCTTGGACTGCTGAGTATTTACATGAGATTACTTACGCTCAAGGTGGTGATATTGTATTTCTTGCTCATAATACATTCCCCACTCAACAGCTTGTTCGTACTGGACTTAGTAGCTTTCAAGTAGAGCCATTTACATTTAGTTTGCAAGCTGGTGGGGCAAGAACATATCAGCCTTACAATTCATTTCAAGGATCAGGAATTACTTTAAATCCTTCTGCAACAAGCGGTAGTGGAATAACTGTTGTTACAAGTGGTGCTTATTTTGATGTTACTGGTTCTCAGTCAGGTGGCAATTACGCAAACTCAAAACATGTAGGCCAGAGTTTACTTTACCATGATTCTGAGCTTTATATAACTTCTGTGCAATCTGCTACATCTGTGACTGCAAATGTTATTGATGAGCTATTTGTTTCTCTTGATGCTAATTCTTTAAGAACTGTAGATGGATCAACAACGGTAGAAGTTACTCATTTGCGTCATGGTATGGTTGCTAATGATGCGTTTACAATTAGAAATGCAACTGCTGTTGGTGGAATTGCAGCAAGTAATATTAATGGCAATGAAACAGTTGCAAAGGTTTTAGACGAAAATAGATATACTTTTGTAGCTGGTGGCTCTGCCAATGCTTCCGAAGATGGTGGAGGTATAGTTCAGATTGTAACTCATGCCCCTACTACAGATTGGTATGAGCAATCTTATTCTGCATTAAGAGGCTATCCTGCTGCTGTTGGATTTCACGAAAATCGTTTATGGTTTGGCGGTACTGTTGCAGAGCCAGATAGTATTTGGGCTAGTAAGAGTGGACTTTATTATAACTTTGATCTTGGCACTGCTGCTGATGATGATTCTATACAGCTTATTGCGAGTATTGGAGAGATAGCTAGTATACGGCATTTTGTATCTAATCGTGATATACATATCTTTACTGCTGGTTCTGAATTTTTTATTCCTACATTTCAGAATCAACCAATAACTCCAACTAATGCTAGAATTAAACGTCAGACTTCATTCGGTTCTTCTTTTATTAGACCTCAGCCTTTTTATGGCGCTACTATATTTGGTCAAGTTGGTGGTAAGATGGTTCGCCAGTTTATTTTTGACGACGGTGAGCAAGCTTATAAGGCTGATCCGATTTCATTGCTTTCTTCGCACTTGATTTCTGACCCTGTTCAAATGTGTGTAATCAGTGGCGCGGTAAATACTGCGGAATCTTTTGTCTTTGTTCAAAATTTTACTGGTGACATTGCTGTATATAATCTTAATAAAGTTGAGGGTGTAGCTGGCTGGACTAACTTTGAAACTGATGGCTCTTTTCACTCAATTACCTCCATTGAGAATAGGGTGTTTGCTGTAATCAAATACGATTTAGGTTCTGGTACTCCTAGTTTTGTTCTTTGTGAGTTAAATGCTAACATGAATATAGACTGTGCCAATAACTATACTGGTTCTGCTGGTGTATTTACTGTATCTAATTTCTTTGAAAACGGCGCTGTAGTTGATGTTATAAGTGCTACAGACTATTTAGGTCAGTTTACTGTTGCTGCTGGTAAAGTTGATGTATCGGCTGTAGATGGCGCTCTTACAGCCTGTCAGGTAGGATTTGGCTTTGATGTAGAGATTAAGACAAACCCTATAGACTTGTCACTGTCTGGTGGCCCTTTAACTGGTGAGCCTAGAACATTATCTAAAGTAATTCTAGATTTAAATTCTACGTTGTCTGTGTCTGTAAATGATAAGAAGTTAATTATGCGTAAGGTTAATAGTGATATGAGCCAAGCTAGGGCTGCTGTTACTGGTAAAAAAGAGTTTTACTTATTGGGTTATAGTCGTGATCCACAAGTAACAATAACACAAACTGCTCCCTTGTTTTTACAAGTTAATGGGATTGTTGCGGAGGTATCTTTCTAATGTGTGATCCATTTCAGGCAAGTGTTCAGG